CTACTGGCTCGAAAATATCCGCTACGAGAACAGCGGCAACATCGCCGTCTATGCCTACTCCGGTTGGAAAGCTGGCGGGACACCCATCGAAACGGTCAAAACTCTGCCGTACCCTTCGCCCAGGGCGAACCCGTTTATCCGTTCGGACCCCCGAATCACGCCGCAATATCGGTTTCTCCCGGATCCGCGGCTTGCTCCTGGTTCTGTTCCTGAGGCTCTCGCGTTCGATTTCGGCTTTGATGGATCGGTGTCGATTCGCCCGACCAGCTCTCCCGGTAAGCGGCCGCCTCGCCGTGTGAAGGAATCGAAGGCCGCCCGCCGCGCGCTCGTGGGCGTTGTCTCCTTCCTGACCCACATGGGGTCGGAAGCTGCCGAGGTGATCGACACTCTTTATTTCTATGCTCGAGGTGTGCGGCGCGAACTTGACGAACCCGGCGTTTGGCGTGTGCCTCGCGGTGTCGATGGCTCAGCGTGGTCTAAGCTGATGTACGTTATCCGCCACAGCGACAACATCGATTGGTCGCAGGCGCTGCCGCACGTACTTGTGGAACAAATGATTTTGGATAAGATCATCGGGCGCACCATCGGCGCAGCGGATAATCGGTTCAGGGACATCAACGATTATTCCGTCTCCCCGCAATTCGGTCCCGCTCTGTAAGGAAAGGCTATGAAATGGCTCGGAAACGGCGCAACTCGTATCGGTCTCGCTCTCGCGGTCCGGCACGGTCCTACGGCAATCGTAACACTGCTCGGCGCAGCCGCCGCCGGTCTGGTTACTCTCGGGGTTCTGGAGCGCGAACAAGTAATGGCGTTCTGCGTATCGTTGTCGAACAATCTTCCTCCACCCCCATGATGACGCAGGCACCGTCGCTCGTGCCGGTCACCCCGAAACGCGCGAAATTCTGACCCAATTTCGCCGCACTTGACCCTCACTGATTCGGTGGGGGTCCTTTTCTTTCTGGAGAACTTCAATGGCTCAAATATCCGTCCTTCAGCCCGGTCAGGCCAAGACCCGGCACGACCGCCGCCCGAACTTCGGCATTGCCGGTGTTATGAAGCCGTACGGCTTGTATCCGCTCTGCATCCATCCGGTGCTTCCCGGTGAGACGCTCAAGAGTTTCGAAACCAAGTGGCGGGTTATCTCGAAGCCCGTGAAACACCCGCTCGCCGGCGCGTGGCTCGAAACGTGGCTCTGCTACGTCAAGATGACCGACCTTGATCGCAACCTCGGCGAGATGTTCATCTCTGATACCTACTCGTCCAGTGGTCATACTGCTGGCTCGGATCAGGAGCGCTATTTCACCAAGTCCGGTCAAATCGAATGGGTGAAGAAATGCGTTGACCGCATCCATGAGGCGTATTTCACGCACGAAAACGAAACGCCCCGGTCGATCGACGGGGTTCCCAAGGTCAAGGTCAATATGACCGGCTGGTGGCAGAACATGATCTTCAAGCCGTCTGCCGAATCGATGCCCACCGACCTGAACGAACTTCAGGGGGAACTCAGTGCGCGCGAGATGCTCATGCAGTCGCAGATGACGGAACTCACCTATGAGCGCTACCTTCAGGAGTACGGGGTCCAATCGATCCGGACCGGGATCGGCGAGCCGGAAATCCTTCGATACACCCGGTCTTGGACCCTGCCTACGAACCACGTGGAGCCCAGCGACGGTACTCCGTCTTCCGCTTGGGCGTGGTCGGACCACATCAAGGCTGAAAAGGACAAGCGTTTTCAGGAACCGGGCTTCATTATCCAGCTTGCCTGTATCCGCCCGAAGCTGTTCCAGGCGAACCTGCCCTACTCCATGGTCGGCAATCTCTGGGGCTTCTCGGACTGGTATCCGATCTACAACATGCCGGACCCGAACGCGGGCGTTAAGGATCTCAACTCGGATGACGCGGTGTTCGCTGCGGCTGCCCAAGATGCGGGCGTCGAGAACATGCTCTACGACCACAAGGATTTGCTCTCGCACGGTGAGCAATTCGTGAATGAGTGGACGGACCCGGCTGGGTATTCCCTTCCGGTCTCCACCGGCCTCGAGGTGAAGTCTACCTCCGAGGTGGAGGATCTTCGCGGCGAGTATGCGAAGGATGCGGATATCAACGCGCTGTTCTCGTCGGCCACGGCGACGGATCAATTCTGCTACTACGAGGGTATTTCGCAGGCGCGCGTTGCGGGTCACATCGTGGACACGACGCGTTGAGACCTGAATGGGTTTACGCGCTGAAAGATGCGCTCCCGGTTGAGGGTAAGACCGACACCTATAGATGGCGGCACCGGGGCGCTGCGGAGGGGCCACATTGGCCTCTCCGTCATTTCAGGCCGCATGAGTTCGAAGATCCCCTAACGGGCGTCCTCGTGCTTCACCTGCCGTCTGTGGATCGACTCGAACGTGTTCGGGATCGTCTCGCGGCTCCGCTGTTGGTCACAAGCGGCTACCGCTCGCCCGAGTATAACCGCCGGGTTGGCGGTGCTACTGGCTCCATGCACCTCGTGGGACGTGCGTTTGATCTCAAAGTTCGGGACAGCACGCGCCACATGGACATAGCGCAGGCGGCGCTTGCGGAAGGTTTTACGGGCTTTGGCTTCTACAAAACCTTCGTCCACATCGACACGGGACCATGGCGGTCGTGGGTCGATTAACGGTTGTCATATGCTCCCGCGTAGCGGGGACTTGAGAGTATATGCACAACTGACACCGCTCAGGGGTCAGATGAGCGATGAAACCACGTTTCATTCCGTGGCGGCATGAACCCGATGCCGCCACCCGCGCCACGCGGTCGACAGCGATCAAGCTGGCTCTCCACGGGAAACAGGTCTCTCGGACCTTGTTCATCGACGACCGGCTGCCGTACTGCGACGCGCCGGTCCGATTGGTTCGGCAAGCGAACCCTGTCCAACACAAGGTGGATCACTCCTTGGAAACGTTTCAGTACGTTCCATGCCGTAGGTGCCCAAAGTGCCTACAGTTCCGCCAGATGGCATGGCGGGAACGGGCGCTCGTCGAAATGGAGCGAGCGGTGCGAACTTGGTTCGTCACGCTGACATTCAGCCCCGAACACCTTGCAGGGATATTGCAAGAGGCCGCTTTGCTAACGCGTCCCGAGAGCCACGACGGTCGGGTTGAGACTGCCGCTTATCGGCACGTCCAACGTTACTTCAAGCGGCTGCGGAAGGACGGCTGTCGCTTCCGCTACCTCGCGGTTTATGAGCGAGGCGAAGAGACGGGGCGGAGCCACTATCACCTCTTCGTTCACGAGGTGGCGCCGATAACGAAACGGCACCTCGAGCGCAGATGGCGCTCCAACGTGCATGCACGGCTTGTCGCGGATGACGCCTCCGGGAAGGCGTCTTATCTTACGAAGTACGCGACTAAATCTCTGGACGTGAAGCCCCGCGCTTCATCGCGCTACGGCCAGTCGTTCCCCCAAACCTGAAAAGGCTTTCATATAGGTTTGTACCTATCGGGCAGTACCGCGCCGCCCACAGGCGGCGAGAAAGTAATCGCGCCCACAGGCGCGTCCACCAATCGGGGCGACAGCCCCGCCACCCGAAAGGGTGCAGGGGGTCAGCGAGCGGAGCGAGCCGGGGGAGGATCCCCCCTCTAGCCTCCGTGGCGCTTGAACGGTAAGAAAAAAGGGAACGAAACCGGCGCACACAGCCTAAGGATGTGTGATCTAGCTTTGAGGAACGGAGTGACGTCCCGATGCATACACCTACTGCGAGGAATACCCGGCCAGCCTCCTTTGGAGGTTCTACCTTCCGGGCAGGGAACCAGTTCGTGCAACCTGCCCGTCCTGCCTTCCCGTCTGCGACTAGCAGGATGCGCATACCGCCCGTGCGGTATGTCAGGCCGGTATCAACTCCCGTTGCGACGCGCCTAGCCAGAGCAATCGGGCGTCGTGCTATTCCCGGTGCAGCGGCGTTTGCGGTGCCCTACCTGATCGACGCTGCTACCAATGCGTACTTGAAAAAGGACGCTCCCGAGGGCGCTGTGAAATGGTCCGAGGATGCCACATACGTCTATTATCTCGGTGCCCGAGATACGTTCAATTTCGTGCCATCGTTCGTCGGTTCGACGAAGAGCGAGTTCTCGGAAAACTGGCCAAGTCCCGGCTTGGCTCGCTTCAAAAAGGTCAACGATGGGAAGGGCCACTACTGGCTCGAAAATATCCGCTACGAGAACAGCGGCAACATCGCCGTCTATGCCTACTCCGGTTGGAAAGCTGGCGGGACACCCATCGAAACGGTCAAAACTCTGCCGTACCCTTCGCCCAG